GGAGCGCGGGCGGATAAATGGATGCTGAACAAGTTTGAGCCTCTGATCGAAAGGCCAATTTTTGGCGGGATGTTTCGGAAAGGGACGAAAAACAGCTCAGGGAACACGTTAAATTACAAAATATTCCCTGGCGGCTTCGTGTCAGTGGGCGGCGCTGGAACGCCTCAAGGGCTGGCTGGCGACTCGGCTAAAGTGCTCTGGGCGGACGAGATTGACCGCTACAAGAAAGCCGTGGCGAAAGAGGGCGACCCGCTGGAGCTGTTCTGGAACCGCGCGGCGGGATTTGCGGACGCGGTAAAGATTGAATCAAGCACGCCCACCGTCAAGGGCGCATCGCCGATTGAGAGCGATTTCGAGGCCAGCGACAAGAGGTATTGGCACGTCGATTGTCCTTTTTGTTCGAGACAACAGCATTTGAAATGGGGGCAGCTTGATTGGGGCGAACGTGGGCGGGGAACGATTGATGAACCGCTGTATGTGTGTGAAAATCGGGATTGCGATTCGACGTGGACAGATGAGCAAAGGTCCACCGCGATTCGCAAGGGCCGGTGGCGAGCGACGGCACAATTTCGAGGGGTGGCAGGCTTTCACTTGAACGGCATTTATTCGCTGCGCAAGCCGCAACGGGGTTACAAAACGCGCATGGGCGAGATGGTCGCGAAATTTTTGGAGGCGAAGCGGAAAGGGCGGGAAACGCTAAAGGTTTGGATCAACACGTTTTTGGCCGAGGCGTCCGTCGAAGATGTCGAGGTCATCGAAGCCAGCGACATCAACAATCGCAACGAACGATACGATGCTGACGTGCCTATGGGGCCGCTGATTTTGACATTCGGGGGAGACGTGCAGAAAGATAGAATTGAAGTGGAAATTGTCGGGCACGCTAAGGACAACGAAACATGGGGCATTGAATGCGCTGTCTTTCGCGGCAACACCTCCGGCCCGAAACCATGGGCGGAAATGACGGAATGGTGGGGCAAAACCAGGGTTAGAGCCGATGGCGTCGTCATGAAGATAGCCGCCGGGTTGCTCGACTCAGGCCACGTTCCAAATTATGTCTACGATTGGTGCCAGCGCAATCGGTTTAGAAACATCTACCCGTGCAAAGGCTCGTCCATTCCCGGCTCACCCCTCGTCACCTACTCGCAGACGCGCCGGGGGCTTGTCATCGTGGGCACCGAGTCAGCAAAGGAAGAGATTTATAATTCGCTGACGATTCAAGAACCGGGACCGGGCTACTCGCATTTTGGCTATCGCGTGGAGCCGGACGATTTAGGCTATGACGACGAATTTTTCCAGCAACTTACGGCTGAACAGGTGGAAATTACCTACCACAAAGGGAAAAAAGTGCGGCGGTTTATCAACCCGCACGAGCGACCAAACGAAGCACTGGACAAAAGAGTTTACGCTCTGGCGGCTAAGGAGATGTTAAACCCAAATTGGCAGGCGCTCGCAAAAAATCTTGTTAAGCCAAGTGAAATCGTGCAAGTTACCGCAAATGAGGCACCGCCGCCGTCTCAGCCCGCGCCAAGATCGCCGCACCCCGCCCATGCGGGCCAACCTTATGCCCTCAAGGGCACCGCTCGGCTTCCAGGCCGATCATGGGCAAAGGCTTGGTAAAACGATTGCGGGGTGCGCGTGAGCGACGAAATCCCAGAATGGGCGCTCAAGGCTGCTCGCCAGGTTTATGGACGGCTAATTTTCGGCAACGAGATGAAGCTCGACAAGCACGAAGGATTGCAGCGGCAACATGACGAGGAAAAGATTCGCGGTTGCGCCCGCATTATTTGCCAGTGCAGGAAGGAAGCGATTTTGTGAACCGGCTTTTAAGTCCGCGCGAAAGGCGCACCTTTTTGCCAACGGCTGAAACTTTGCTGAGATATTCAGAAAATCAGCCGCGAGACGAAGACGGACGCTTTACAGACGGGCCAGAATCTGATAATCTGGGGAAGGATGTCACTACTGGAAAAAGCGCGGGAAACAAGGGCAGAAATCCGCAGGCAGAACGCGAAATCACCGCCGTCCTTGAAGCAAGCAAGACTGCAAGTGCAAAAGCATTTGGGAGCGGCGACATCGCGGCAAGAGATGCTCAAGAAAAATCAGATTTAGCCAAAATTCTGACAAAATATCGGGTTGAATCTGACCCCGACAAATTTTTAGCTCAGGGTGGAGAGCACTTGGTTGAGCATTCGGATGATCCATCGCGCGTCAACAAATTCACAGTTGATGGTTACGGCTACACGCTGGAGGGAACGTCCGCTCCTTTTGGAAGCTACGCCGAGCTGCGAACGGCCTCGCCAGGCGAATACGTTGAGCGGACTCATTTGCAAAATGAAGTTTTCGGGACTGATAACAGAATTGAGGGATTAAGCGCGGGAATGGGCGGGATAAGCAAACCGTCCATCGTGACATCGCAAAGTTTCATTCATGGCGAAGCACCAACGGGCAAAGAAGTCGAAGCCGAGATGAAATCGCGGGGATTTTTCAAGGTGAGCGAGGATAATTTAGTAGGAAATCATATCGCCGACAAAACCTGGTACAACCCAGAGCATAAAATCATCGCGACGGATATAAAAAACGATAATTTTGTAAAGACGGACTCAGGGCATATTGTTCCGCTCGATATTATCGTTCGACGGGCGGATTCAACCGCGCTCGAATCGGCGATGACGGCTGGAATCGCAAAATCACGAGGGAAAAAATTGCGATTTGATGAAAACCACGATCCTAAAACCGGTGAGTTTTCATCAGGAGGAGGAACTGCATGAGCACTCCCGAACTCCCGCAAATTCAGTGGTACGAGCCGCGTACCATCGTGGCAGGCGACACCGCCGAATGGCAATTATTGCTCGGAAATTATCCGCCTCCGAATTGGGTCTTGAGCTATTCGCTTCGCGGGGCGAATGACGGAATGTACATTAATTTTTCGGAGGTCATTCCTTCGCCAAACGGCCAGAATCATCTGATTCAAATCCTGCCCGCTGTGACAGTTACGTGGATTCCGGGGCTATACAAATGGCAGAGTTACGTTACCAACTCTGTAACGACGGATCGGGTGACGATCAATTGGGGCGCGATAACAATAGCCCCCAATCTTTCGGCGGATGATCCGGCTGATCCGCGTTCTTACGTGCGACAAATTCGCGATACGTGCCAGGAAGTTTTGACGAACCGTCTCCCGCAAAATATTGAGCACTACACGATGATGCAACGCTCGATTTCCAAGATGAGCATCATGCAAGTGCAAATGCTCTGGCGGGAATATCAAGGGTACGTACAGCAAGAAGAGCAAGCCGAGGCCGCGCGGAAGGGCCTGGGCAACGCTCGCCAGACAAGAGCGCAATTCACGAGACCGGGAGGACTTTACGGGCCATATCCTTTTTGGCCGGGAGGTCCGTCATGGTGAATGAGATTGAGATGCGAATCAAAACGAAGCTGGCGAGGATAGAGGGATTTCTTGAGGGAGCGAAATTGCGCTTTGATGAAAACGAACCGCGAGACGCGCACGGTGAGTGGACGAGCGGCGGCGAGGGCAAGGATGAAAAAGAACAAAAAGAGGGGAAAGAAGCGGCGGAAATCAAACCAAATCTTTCCAGTGATGAGCAAGATTTCGTGGATAATTTCGATGAAGATGACCCGGAATCATGGGTATTAGGCGGCGGCGCAAACCCAGCGCCAGAAGGCTCAGAATATGGCACCCTAGAAGAACATTTGCTAGGGATGAAAGATGCCGCCGACAATTTTGACGAGAGCGATCCCGATTCGTGGAAAGAGCTAGGCGCAAGCGATGACGAAATTGAATCAGCAAAAAGTGCGCAAGAGAGAATTGATAATTTCGATAAATCTGATCCTGCGACATGGGGCGAACAAACAGAAACCGTAAAATTAGGAGATAAGGAGTACCCGGCCACAAAGGCCGAGGTGGCTTCTTCCGTGCTTGAAGATTTCGAGCCAGACAATCCTTCTACCTGGAGTCTTTCGCATGATAAAGAAAGCGATCTTCAATCAAAACAAGATGACGTTGATGGACAGGATCACAAAGAGCCGGATGGCTGGGAAATCGCGAACGATTCGCGAATCAGCGAGCTTGGAAAGCAGTACGACCAAATTGAGAATGACGATGAGGCCGAAAAATTCGCAAAGGATCATCAGCCAGAGGTTAAAGAAAGACTGGCCTCCATGAAGCAGGAACTAAAAGAGGCCATGGTTAACTCGAAATTGGCGCTTAAAAAAACCATTGCTGAGGAAAAGCAAAAGGGAATTGCGCAAAACGATGCCGACGAAAAAAGCGTTGAGGAGATAACTGCGAAATATCAAGCAGCCGCAGATAAGGCCACTGAGGATTACGAAAAGGCCCAAGGCGAAGCCCTAGATAAATGGATCGCGCTGAACGAAAAAGATAACGGAGAGCGCGACTAATGCCGAATTTTGCCTCAAGCTACAAGCCACAAGTCAAGCGTCTGCCCGATGGCCGATCAAGCCGCGAGCGAGAATCCATCGACATTACCGCTCTGGCTCGTCAGCGCGTCGTTGACCGGCGCAAAGAGCAGGATCAAAAACGGGCCTTTGGATTTTCTGGTGCCAACGTCACGCGCCTAAATTCTGATTGGTGGCGTTCGCCGCAGAGCGCGGATTCCGAACTTCGCTATGCGCTTCGCAACCTTCGGTTCCGGTGCCGGGATTTGGAGCGTAACAGCGATTGGACGCGCAAGCTACTTTCTCTTTTTGAAGATAACGTCGTGTCGTCAACGGGCATCAAGTTGCAAATGAAAATTTACGACATGGTGAAAGACCCGATGACGAAAGAGATGATTCGTCAGCTTGATTCCCGCTCGTGCGAACTGATAGAGGCAGCATGGCAGGAGCAATGCAAAACGGAGAATTATACCGTCACGCGCAGGCTTTCGGACATAGCGGCTGACAAACTTATCATGCGTTCCATCGTGCGCGATGGCGATCTGCTCGTTAGAAAAATTCGCGGCTACTCGAATAAATTCAAATATTCCGTCGATATTATGGAGGCGGATTATCTCGACGATTTTTACAATGACTCGATAACGCTTTCCAATGGCAACCAAGTACGCATGGGCGTCGAGGTTGACGGATGGAAATGTCCTATCGCCTACTGGATGCTGACGGAGCACCCTGGAGACTTTTCTTATGGAGTCGAACAGCAATTTAAGCGGATACGAATTGAGGCAGACGAGATTATCCATCCATATGTAACGGAGAGGCCTGGCCAATCGCGCGGCATCCCATGGCTAGTTGCGGCAATGAATCGAGTTAATATGCTCGGCGGTTACGAGGAGGCCGAACTTGTCGCCGCTCGGTTGGCCGCTTGCAAGGGCGGTTTCTATATCACTGATCGCCCGCAAATGGGGCAGATGGACGGAGGCTATGCCGGGCAAGAGACCGATCAGCGGGTGCCAATGGAAAACATGGAGCCTGGCGTAAACGAGACCTTGCCTATCGGCATGAAATATCAGCCGAATGATCCGCAACATCCGCACTCGAATTTTCCGGCGTTCTCAAAACAACAGCTTCGCGCCGTCGCGTCGTCCGTCGGCGTGGCTTATGTGTCGCTGGCAAACGATCTTGAGGGAGTCAATTTTTCTTCCATTCGAGCGGGGCTTCTCGACGAGCGAGAGACCTACAAGGGAGTCCAGACCTTTTATATTCAGGACGTGAAAAACCAAGTTTTCGAGGATTGGCTCGAATGGGTTTTGCTTAACGGCTTCCTCGGTATCACGCTTCGACCGAAAGATTTCCAGAGGCTCAATCAGAAACAATTCAAGGCACGTCGCTGGGATTGGGTCGATCCGCTTAAGGACATCAACGCGGCTGTCACGGCCATCGAGGCGGGCCTTGATACGCGCTCCAATGTCATTGGCCAAAAGGGAGGCGATTATGAAGATGTCATGTCCGAATTGGTTTACGAAAAAAATTATCAGGAAGAGCAAGGGCTTGATTTTTCTGGGGCGCAACCATCAACTGCAAAACCGAATTTCCCGGATGATGACAAGTCGGAAGACGGCGATGATGACCTCAAGAAGACGAAGCAACTACAGGCGCTACTGAAGGGGCGCAAGCTTCGTTTGGGCGAACAATCGGACGCGCGATTTGATGCGCTGGAAACGCGCGTGGAAAATCTCATCAAGACTCTCGAAACTCGCCTCAACCCGAAACACGCCGAGCAACCGCGCCATCCTGAAACGGGGCAATGGATCGAAGACGAAAAGCTCTTGGAAACGGAGAAGAAAGTCGATTCGATTTTGAAGCTTGTACAAGACTTGCTGAACAAAAAAACAGCCCCGCCGCTCGTGGATATTTCCAAGGATGCCGCGCCGCCGGTCGATCTTCTAAGCGCAGACGACGTGCGAGCGATGATTGATTCTTCCATTCGCAATATCGATTTGGCGAATATTGCTTGGACGCCGGAATTGACCGCGAGTCACGCGCTTGGAATTGCGGAAATTCCTCATGCCAATGGAACTGGAAAAGTCAGGCGCGGAATAAAGAAAAAATGACCATGGAAGGCGATTCCCAAAAAATAATTCACGAGGTTGAGAGCATTATTCGCGCAAGTCCAAATCCGCGTGCGGCGGCGCGAAAAATAGTCGAGATGAAAATCACGGAGAACGCGCGTTCCATCTCCGTCAAAGAGTTTTGTTTTATGC